TCCTGCGCGGGCTGTCCACGTCGGTCGAGCGCTGGTTCGAGCCGTCGAGATAGGTATTCTGCAGGCAGAAATATTCCATGCTCTTTGTGAACGCCGTGCACAAGGCGTTGGGAAGGACCGTGGAGGGCGCCGCCGCTGCGAGGTTTCCGGGCATGTTCGTCTACGCGAGAATCGTTCCTGGCTCGGTCAGCATGGCCGCCTGCTCGCTGCGTCCCCAGCTCGAGGCCGTCGCGGCCAGCGAAGCCGATTGCACCACGCGCGGATTTCCGTTAATCGCGTCCACCGTCTGACCCTGCAGGAACGCCGCGGAAGATTTCCCGTCGAGCGAAAGCGAAATGCTGTCGCCTCCGCCCGATGCGGGCGAGCTCATGATTCCGCTGAGCGGTCCGCCGAAGCTGGGCAGGCGCAAATTGCCGCCTCGAGTGAGAGCGTGGAGCAGCGCCCCGGCCGACGAGCCAAAAGCCTGGCGCATCCGCGAAATCGGGATAATAGCCTCCGGTTCTCTTTCGGCCACGGTCGCCAGTGTGGGCCTGTTCACCAGGCCGCCCGTGGCGAAGCCCGGCACGATGACACCCGGATTGTTGGGCGCCTGCGTGTTGCCGATGGTCTGCTGAAAGGGGCCGCCAATGGTCTGCATGCCGGACTGGAAGCCGATGGTCTTGCCCGTGCCCGGGTCGTAGCTGGCCGCCTGGAACAGGTGGCCGCCGCTCTCCGTGAGGTACAACGGCCGCGCGACGTTGGCCAGCGGGAAATTCTGGCCAGTGGCTTTCGCATAGAGCGCCAGTTGCGCCAGGATGTCCTGGCTGCGGATGCCCATGGCGACGTTGTCGGCATAGTTCGTTTTGATTTCCTGCGCGAGTTTTTCGGCCAACTGCGCCGAAATCACCAGGCCATAGGCGCTGTGCACCTGGTTTTTCACCTTTTCGGGCGTGGTCGTAATCACGCCGGCCATGCGCAGTCCGCCGAGTATTCCGCCCACGCCCGCGCCGATGGCTGCCCCGACGGGGCCGCCGTATTGGAAGCCAACCAGGGCGCCTCCCGCCATGTCCTCTCCGACGCCCAGCGCGTTGTTACGCCCCAAGCCGTTCATCATGAGCATCATGCCGGCCGTGCCGGCCATTTGCGAGCTGCCCAGCGCCGTAAGTGCGCCGCCCGGAGTACTCACGTCAACGCTTCGATTGCCGGCCAGATTACTGATACTTTTCCAGCTATCGCCGTTGGCATCCTGCTCCAGGCCGCCGAATCCGGCAAAGTTTTTCATGCCGCCGAGCATGCTGCCCATGCCTCCGCCGCCGGCGCCGCTGCCGCCAAAGCCCCCGAGCATCTTTTGGGCGGATTGAAGCATGCCCGCGACCCCTTGAGGGCTTGACAAGCCCGGGCCGCTCCCGCCGCCGCCTTTGGCCTGATTGATGCCGCTGGCGCCTCCGGCCGCGCCTGCGGAAGAGGATCCCGAATCGAGCGAGTACGGATTGCCCGGGTCGCTGATATCCATTCCCGGGTTGAATCCGCCGCCGCCCGGGTAAGCAGGCGCAGTTCCTGAGCCGATGGCGGCCAACCCGGCCGGTACTTGTGTGTTTTGTGCAGCCTGAATAATGGGCGGCGGGCCAGCGTCCCCGCCGCCTCCGCCGGTGAATTGATCGGGCGGACTTACGCGATAGCGGCGCAGATCGGGTCCGCCGCCGGAAGAGGCGATGCCGGCCCCACCGTAGCCGGGGTCGGTATCATAGCCGCCGCCGGACAGCACGGGATTGACGGCATTGCCGGTAAATACGTCCGATAAATCTACCTGGCTGCCGCCGCCAGTGCGGTCGACGAGTCCGCTGGGTAGCTGCGTATATTGGGCCGCGGTGCCGCCTGTTGGGCCAAGGGCGCGCTCGATAGCGGCCGGGCTGGACATATCGCCGCGCGCGCGCGGGGCGCCCGTGGCCATGAAGGGCGCAATGAGCGACATCGCAGCCATCGCGCCGGCCGGTGCCTTGGAGCCGAAGAAGCCGGGCAGCATGCTGCCGTAGTTCCGACTGCCATCGCCGGACGCCGGCGCGGCGCCGCCGCCCATGCGCAAACTGCCCAGCTCGCCCGTTAGATGTTCCACGGCCGTGGTATTCAGCTTGGTGGCGTCGGAATTTTTGTCGGTGGCGCCGGCCAGAGTGACGGATGGATCCTGTTTCTTGCCGCCGAAAATCGGGGCGATCATGTCGGCCATGGTCCCGGTAACCTTATCCTTGACCTCGCCCATCACCGTCTTCCGGAGCGTGTCTTCGATGGCCTTGCCGATGCCCACGCCCTTGCGCTGCGCCTCGTCCCAGATCTGGCCGAGGATGCCCTTCACCTTCGAATAGACCTGGTCATACTGCTGTTCGATCATGGCCGCCTGGCGGTCGAGCGATTGCTGTGTGCTCAACTCCGTCTGCGCGTTCAGCGTCTGCATCAGCTCGTGGGTGCTTTCGACGGCGCGGTCCTTTATGGCTTTGATCTGCTCTTCGAGCGCGGCCTTCACTTCCGGGAGCGCGAGGGCCTCCTGCCTGGTCAGCGCCCCGATCTCTTCGCGGCTGCGGCGCTCGATCGCGTCGGTTTCGACCTTGGCCACCTTCTGGCGATATTCGGTCTCGATGGCCAGCTCGTCGGCGCTGGATTTCTTGGTGATGGCCAGCTTTTGCTGCATGGTGAGGCCATGGATGCTGAGGGCGCGCTTGGAGACTTCCTGCAGTTCCTCCATTTGCGCGTCGCGTTCCTGGGCCGCCTCTTTCTTTACATAATCGAGGCGCGCCTCCTGGGTCTGCCGCTGGATAGCATCGGTCTGCTTGGGAATCTCGACGTAGGCGCGGTTGCGCTCCTTGGCGTCGCGCTCTTGGGATGCAATCTGTTCGTCGACGGATTTTTCGATATCTTTCTGCCGCTCGGCCTGCGAGGGGCCCACGGTCCAGAGCGCGCCGTTGCCGGCATCGCCCTTTTCGCCGCCCAGAAACATCCGCTGCTGGTTGTTTTTCTTGAGGGTCTCGGAGTACTCCTTGGCCATCAACGCGCCCTGCTCCATTCCGTGGGCGTGATCGAGGAGGGCTTTATCGGCCGGGGTAAGCGTGCTTACCATGCCGCCCGGCGTGCGCACCTTGAACGTGTCCAGGTAGCGCGCATATTCGGCGTTCAATTTCTTCAGCCCGGTCAGCTCGGCGTCCTGCATGTGCATGGCTTCTTCGGTCGCCTTCTTGTGCGCCTCGGGCATGGCCGTAAGCAACGCCTTTCGCCGCTCGAGAAGGTCCACGGCAGCTTGCGCCTGGGCGAACGACGCCTGGCTTTGCTTGGCCGCCTCCGCGCCCAGGCCGGGCTGCTCGGCCGCGCCGCGCGCTTTTCCAAGCTCTTCCTTCGCCCCTGTCAGTTGTTCCTCAATGCCTGCCATGGTGGCGTCACGCTGCCGCTTCGCAGCCAGGCGGATTGCATCGCCGGCGCGGATGTCAGCGTCACGGGCGGCGTCCGCGGCGATTTCTGCCGGCGTCTTTGTCTGGGGCGTACCCTCGCTGCCGATTTGCTGGCCCAATACCGCCGTGGCGGCGCCCGGCGGACCCAGCGCAGCCGCGAGCAGGACCTTGCCGAGAAGGACCGGCTTGCCTGGAAGGGCCAGCATCGTTTCGAGGACCTTGCCGAGGCCGGATTTATGGATGCTCTCGTCCCATTCGGCCAGGACCTTGAGCTTCGCCACCAGCGCGCCGGCGACCTGCATTTTCATCTGCTCCCATTTGAGGCTGAACTCAGTGATGTCCTTGTTGGCCTGGGAGAGTTGCCTAATGGTTTCGTCGGGGAGGCCGAATTCCTTGAAAATGCGATCGACCTCTTTCATGTTGCCGATCAGCGGCAGCAGCTCCACGCCCGCGCGGCCGAACATAGCGATGGAAAGCCTGGTGCGCTCGGCGCCCTCGGGAATCTTCGACAGCGCCGCGCCGATGTCGTGCAGCAGCGCGCCGGTGTCCTTCATCTGGCCGTTGCTCTGATAGGCCGACACCTTCAGCTCATCGAGGGCGCGCTTGCCCTTCTTGCCTTCGTCGCTGTTTTCGGAGAGAGACTGGGAAAGCGCGCGGATCATCATGGTGAGGGAGTTGATGTCCACGCCCTCGATCTTGGCTGCCGCCGAATACTGCTGCGACTCTTTGATCGACAAACCGGTCCGGACGGAGAGCAGCTCGAATTGGTGGGCGGCCTCGGCCTGGCCTTTCAGAAAATCGAAGGTCGCTTTCGCTGCGATCGCTATGCCCGCGGCGGCGGCCAGAAATACCGCGCCCATTTTGCCCGTCGAGAGAATGATGTTCTCGACCAGCGTTCCCATGCCGCGCATCGGATTTTCGACGAACTCGCGCATGTGCGCGGCGAATTCCCTGGTGCTGTCGTCGACGTTCTTGTGCGCGTCCTGAATCCGCTTTAGCATCGAGACGATGCCGGCGCCGGCATTTTCCACGGCGTTCCGGGCGGCCTGCCATCCGGCGGCTACGACTTGGGTGGTGCGCTGCCAGGCCTGCTGAACCATTTGAGCCGCGCGGCTGTGCGCGCCGCCGAAATTCAGCGACATTTGGGCGCCCTGCGTCATGGACCGGTTTAACTGGTCCATGCCGGCGGCGCCGTTCCGGCCGGCCTGGGCGGCCATCTTGCCCATCGTTTCGAGGTTTTTATTGGTCCTGGCCGTCGCCTGATCGGACTGCGACGTATCGAGAAGTAGATGGACTGTCAGGGCGTCCGCGCCGCCAAACATGGCTTTTTGCCTCAGTTTGGAATCGCGCCGAGGCGGCCCTCGTTCTAGGCCCCGGATAAGGTGAAGACGAGGCGGTCGGGGGCGAGCAGGGCAAAAACGGGCGGGAGTACGAATTCTAGCCGCCAGACAACTTGACAGCTTCACCCGGCCAGAGCGAATGTCAAGCCATGACAAGTAAACAGGTGATTTTGACCGGCGTGGGCGTCCTGGCGGGTCTGGGGATCTTTGGCGGGGCAGTAACGGCGCGGAAGGCCGCCACGGAAGCGCGGACGGCCGCCGCATGGGATGAGGTTTTCCAGGTGGCATATAGCCAGGCGGCTACCGCGCTGCTCGGAAAGTACGGCGAGCCATACGGTCGTTTGACCTGGGATAAAATTGGGTCCTACACTCCGGGCCACGTAATTGGCCGCAAAGGCGTGTTTGCTGTGAGCGTTGTATTCCAGGGCTGGGGCATCGACGGCAAGCCACTGGCGATGGCCACAGACCCTTCCATCGTCCGCGATGTGGATGGCCTTTGGATCGTCGATCGAGTGGGGTACAGCGAAATATTGGACCGCGCGTGGGGACATCCGCAGCGCAAGCTCTCGCCCGCCGAGGAGCGCCTAAGTGTTGACAGGATGATGGCGGAGCAGCAGCGCGGGGGGGTGCCGGATTCCGTGGCCTTGGAGCGCGCCCTTGGCATGCCGGCCGCAGAGAGATAAAGAAGTGGGAAAGGCGCGGCGGTAGAAGAATCTTAGCGTTTCCCGCGTTTGGCCGCGGCTTCTTTCTGCCGCCGCTCATTCTCTTCTTCCTGAAAACGCCGGCGTTCCAGCTCAATCACTTTGAGCGCCCGGAATTCATGGGCGCTTATCTCGTCCAGGCCGATGTGGATCCGGCGGCCGAGCGCGAAATCCAGATCGAACGCGGACCGCATGCGCGCGCCCATCGCGGATTGCAGCGCCACTTCCATGCGCACCGCCGGACACTTGGCGCAGGGCGAGCCGTCCTCCGCGGCGTCGGGGCACATGTCGGCTCCGTCGCACAGCGAATCCTGCCGCAACAGCCAGTAAGCGAAAAAGCGAGGGCCGGGATCCTCGGGCCACTCGCCATTTAAAAACTTGGGTCTTGCTCGTTATCTTCGGCGTCGAGGGTGGCCACCAGCTCCACCACCACCGCGACCTTGTGTGGCAGGGGCACCGCGCCGGTGTAGCCGGCGGCCGGTTCGGCGACGAGCTTGTCGTAGAAGTCGGCGATCGCCGGCAGGTAGCTCTTCAGTTCCTGCTTGCCGTGGCGGCGATCGATGAACGTATAGGCGGCCTTGCGGTATTTGCGCAGATCGACTTCGCTGGGGACGCGCAGCAGGTGCTCGGTTTTCGCGCCCGGCACGGTCAGCGGAATGCGCAGAAGTTCGCCCTCAAAAGTAGGCTCGTCGGGATCGGCGCGGTTGAGCCGCTGGATTACCAGCGAGGCCGTGGCCGCGTCCAGGTCCGGCGCGCCGTCCTCGCGGATGAGATTGTACATCTCGAGGTCCGCGTCGTCGACGCCCTCGGCGCGGGTCGTCGACGCGCCGGGGCCGATATTCTGCACGATGGTTTTGATGCTGCGCTGGCGCGCCGCCCATTCCTCGTCGGAGGGATAGCGCACCGGCGCCAGGATCTTTTGCCGCTTGAGCTCGATGACGAAGCGCGCGGCGCAATTGAACATAGGGGCGGCTGCCGGCGGGGCAGCGTTGGATGGAGTCATGATTCCTCAGTTGGGGAATCGCGCCGGGACATCCCCGGCTCTAGCTCTCGTTGCCCACCAGGGCGATTGTGTTGGTGGCGACGGCGGTCAGTAACGGGCCGCTATCTTCGAACAGAAACACCATTTCCACCTCGACGGTGACAATGCCGCTCATCTCGTTGACGCGGACGTCTTTGAAGAATACCAGCGAGGACGAGACATTGATCCCGTGGTAGTGCGAGCCGTCGATGGCGGCGCCGGTCTGCACCCAGGAGAAGGTCCCTTGCGTGCCGGCGGCCAGGCTGGTCAATTCCGTGGATCCCGAAGCGAAGCGCGCCACGAAGCGCAGCGAGGAGGTGCGCACGCCCACTTCAATTCGGCCGCGGATCTGGCCAGTGGTGGGATTGCCGGACGTCTGGAATCCGGAGCCGGGGAAATATCCCTGCTCGAGAAGTGGGTTGTTACTGTACTGCCAGGCCAGCGACTCGATGTTCTTGGCGCTGACATAATTGGTCCCGTTGATGGTCAACAGCATGGTGCCGGAGGGCAGGTAATGCGGGGTGGCCAGCGCCGGAATGGTGAGCGTGCTGGGCGTGATCACCTGGCCGCTGCCCTTCAGGTTCACCTGGTAGCGGTAGTTCTGGCGGCCGGGTCCGGAGCCGACATTGATCGAAAAGCTTTCCACGATGCAACCGGGGAAGGCGCGATCGATGACGTTGCCGCCGCCGGGCGGACGGATCTGCTCCACGTAAGTCAGATAGGGCGGCTCCAGGCCATCGACGGGCGTGTTAAGGGGCACGGCCGTGTGCGTATAGCCCGCGCCGGCCGTCGCGGGCGTGCAATCGCCCAGGCCGTATGCGAACATGAACGCGGCCATCTCACTCGAGAGATAGCCCTCCAGGCCCGCCATGGTGTCCCACGCGGAGCCGTAAGTGTTCTCCGGCCATTCGTTCCCTTTGCCGATTTCAGCGGCATCGTCTTCGATGGTGTAGACGGCGTCGGAAGGCTTCGCGTTGTTTTTGAGGAAGCTCTGCAGATCTGCCGATTCGTTCATGGTGGCGATAGCGCTCTGCGCGGTGTAACCCACGCCCCACCGGGTCTCCTGAATTCTAGCTGCGCCCATTGGTTGTTACTCCTTGTGCCGATCAGGGGGTTTCAATCTCGATCAGCGAAAAATTAAATTGCCAGTACGTGCTGCCCTTCGCGTCGGCGGCCGGCGCGAACTGTTCGAATTCCGGCGGATCGAAATTCGGATGAATGATGGTGTCGAACCAACCCAAGGGCGGATCGATGCTCACGCCGTCCATGGTGGCCTTGAACAACTCGAAATAGCCCGGATGATCGATCGAATCCGGATTCTCCGGGTCGCCGGCCGCGCCGACCTCGCCCTCCGCCCTGTAAATCAGCCCGAAGTGATAAGAGAAGCGCGGGATGTTGCCGCGGCGGCCCATGCCGATTCCGCGGAACGCCACCAGCACCGTGCCTTGCTCCTGCGCCTCGATAATCTGCTTGAGGTCCCGTTGCTCGGGCGCCTCCGGATTGGCCACGATGATACAGGCCGGATCGCCGCCCAGCAGCTCCAGCAAGGTGGCGTTGGCTGCCAGGCTGGCCTGGACCGCTTCGAGAGTTTGGGTGATATCCGTCACGAGCGCCACCAGGAACAGACCGGCCGCTGCTGGAATTGTGAAATCGAGGACTGCGGCGGCTGATAATCGAAGCGCACATTTTCGATTTCGGTGTTGAACGCGCTCAGATAATAGGCCGCCTTGTCGGCCGAGATCTCATCGTTGCGCGTGGCCATGTCGCGGTAGATGTAGCTCAGCTCGAGGAACACCGCCGAGCGGTTGAATTCGGTGAGATCGAGCAGTCCGCTCAGCTCGTAGCCGCGGCGGTAAATCCACTGCCCCAGGTCGCGCTTGGCGATCGCGCGCTTCCCGTCGTAGGCACTCTTCATCGTGCCGATCGCCAGCGTCTTCTTGGCCAGCGCCGGCATGCGCGATTCCTGCAGCGTCAGGTCGGCGTCGGTGCACAGGGCGTTATAGTCGGTGACCGGCGTGCCGTCCGGGACCGGCACGGCCAGGCCGGGCGCGATAATCACGCCTACGCAGGTCCCGAGGCCGGTGCCCAACTGCGCGTCCATCTGGATCTCGTAAACAACGCTGCCGCCGTTGACCGTGAACCAGGCGCCATCCGGAAGCCACAGCCAGGGCTGAATCTGGATGCCCGTGCCCAGGTTCTTTAAATTGAGCGTCGTCGTTCCCGCAGGATAAACGCCGGCGACGTCGATGGCGGCGCCGGATGAGTGCGCCGCGGCCGTAGATCCCGCTTGCGCGCGCACGATCGTGAGAGTAGTCGAGTTCAGCCCCGCGGTGATGGAGACAATTTCGGAGTCGATGGTCGCCGCGATCGGCAGCACCAGGACCGGATTGAGGGCCTTCGCCACCGTTATCGTGGTATCGCCGGTGCCGATCGATGCGGCGAGCGTGGAAGCGTACGCCAGTAAGCTGGCGTCCACCTGCGGCGCCGTTCCCCAAGCCAGGCTGGTGTCCCAGATTCCCGGTCCGGGGGAAAACGGAAACGATGGATTGGTGTTGACGTTGGGCGGAATAGGCGGCGGCCACGGCTTCATGTTGCCGGTGTCGTTGGCGGTATTCCAGGGCCCAAATGCGCACTTAGCCATTGCGGTGTTTCTTTTCCTTTGCGCGCGGCAGCGGCAGCGGCAATGCCAGCGCCAGCGCCTCCGCGTTCGTCGCGGTCTCACCGGCCAGCGGAGGCTGGAGCGGCTTGGGACGCGGCGCCGGCGGCGCGGGGGGCGCCGGCGGATCGGCATACTGAAAACCCCTGCAGAGGTGCATAATCACCTCCATCTCGGGAATGTCTTTCTTGGCGACCAGGTCGCCCGGGGGGTGCATCCATGGCATACAGGTCAGATCGCTCCCACCGCCGTCAAAATAAGGCTCGGGCGCGGGACGCCGGGGTAGCGTCTCGCGCCCATGCCTCGCCCGCCTGGTAGGCAGGCCGCCGGCGAAATGAAACGGTCGGCTTTTTAGCCGAGGACGCGGACCGCTTTCCGCGGGTCGAGGATTTGCGCCCCGAACAGCAGGTCCAAACGAACATAGCTGCGAACGTCCTTCGGCTGATACCAAACCGCGGACCGCAGACCGATGCCGTTGAAGCTCTGCACGGCCACATTGGCGCCGGGAGCGGAGGGCACGCGCAGGGGCCGCGTGACGAGGGCAAAGGCCTGTTTGTGGAAGGCCAGGTTGATGGCGTGGGTGCCGATCTCGGTGAGGGGATCGCTGGCGCCGGTGTTCTGCTGGAGCTGAGGAGATACCAGCACCGTGGCCTGGCCGGAACCGTTGGCGGTCGTGGCCTGGAGGACGGTGTAGCTCTGCGGGGTCTGCGGAGTGTTGTCGGCGGTCGGCGCGCTGAGGCCGTAGGTGAAGAGGTCGCCGACGTTGATCGTGCCATCGGCCTGGAGGCCGGTGATGTTGATGGAACTCGCGCCGGGCAGCGCGCCGAGATTGACCGGCGCCGGCGCGATCTGGATGCCGTTGGTGGTGCTGGTGCCGATCCACGCGGTGCCGTTGATGTGATTCGGGAGCAGGTTGGAATCGGTCATCATCATGCCGAATTTCGGCCGGAGCAAACCGGTGACCTGCTGGTCGGGCGATCCCGAAACATAGTCCATGAAGAAGACCTGGTTGAATTTGTTCACCGCGGCGGAATTCAACACCACCGAGCGATCCTGCTCGGGGATGAACGCCTGGTCCATGGCCTGCTTGATGTCGGTGCCCAGCGCGGCAACGGTGGCCGGCGTGGTGCCGGCGACGCCGACGTTCTGATAGATGCCGGTGTGGAGAGCGATGATCGACTGCTCGACAGCCTCCGCCAGCGCGAACGCCGCGGGCTGCACGAACTCGGTCACCAGGTCCTTGATGGCGAGCGAGGCTTCCTTGTCGCCGATTTCGAACACCACGCCCTTCCAGGAACTCAGCTTCACGGCCACGTTGTCGGCGGTGGGCTTTACGCTCTGGAAGTTGTCGGGGTCGATATCCTGCGCGACGAAGCGGTTGGGCAGGCGGGTGTTGACGGTGTCGCCCTGTTGGGCCACCTGGTTTTCGAACTCGCGGTAAACCATACCGGCGAGCTTCAACATGGGGAACAGATTGAGCAGCGATTCCTGCGCCCAAAAAGTCGGGTCGTATACGTTAATGAGGTCGTTGGCGGCCATGGGCCTCTCCTTGGTTCCGAGGAGAATTGGCCGCGGGAGTCAGCCCGCGACGGCTGCCCTAATCGCCTCTTACGTAGTCGCCTGAATCGAAAAGCTTGCGGTTTTTGACCATGAAGTTGATGTCGCTCCACTGCGATTTCGGAATGATGGTGCTTCCGGGCCGCATGCCGGGCTTGGACCCGGCGCCGGGAGGCGTACCGCTGCCGCCCTGCTGCGTCGTCTTCTTCAACTCGGGATTTTGTTTCAGGTATTGCTCCGCAAACCCATCGACGTCGACGTCCTTCTCGGCGCCATATTCGTCCGCGACCCTGGCAACATATCCCTTTTCGCTCTTGGTCACCTTACCGACCAGGTGTACGTAATCGCGCGTCGGGTTGATAGCGCCCGCCTTTTGCAAAGCCGCAATCAGGGCCGTATCCCGCGTGTTGGATTCTGTCCGCGCGCGTTCATCGGCGACCTTTTGCTGCTCGTCGGCGAGCTGCTTCTCCAAAGCCTTCACCCGCTTCATAACCGGATCGTCTTCCGGCCGCTGTTGAGCGCCGGCAGCCGGGGTCTTCGACTGAGGCATACGGAATTTTCCGCTTTCCTCGTCTTTTTCCAGACCTAACAGCTCGACCAGTTTATCGGCGGTGATTGCCGTGGAGGCAAGCGTTTTCAGTTGGTCGCCGAGCCCTCGGATGTGCGCGGCGGTCTTGCCGAAATCGTCCTTGCTTACGAACAGTTTTGTCGGGTCGTTCGCATCACCCGTGCCAGGATTATTCGGGTCCCTGTTCCCCGTGCCCGGATTGTTGGCGGGGTTCGGGTCCCCCGCGGCCGGATTTCCGCCGGCCGGATTTGGATCTGCCAAAGTGTTTTATTAAAACCGGCCGCGCCAAAAAAAGGCGGCCTTCCCACCTGGGAGATCGCAGACGCTCGCGGCAAAATAAAGGGGACGGTTTTTCGGATAGTCGCGTACGCGGACTTTCAGCGGTGGTATTATCGACAGCATGATCCCCTCTTACGCGTCCTACACAGCGACGAGCATCACCTGCACTCTGGCGGACGCCATCGGCGTCGCCGATACCGAAATCACACCAAGCTCGATGACGGGCTTCCCAACCAGCAAGGGATTCGTCATCCAGATCGACAACGAGCTCATTCAGGTCGGCACCACGGGATCCACTCAGTGGTACGACTGCGTGCGCGGCGTCAACGGGACGACGGAGGCGGCGCATGCCGCTAACGCCACGGTCACCTTGATGCTGGGCGAGCCTGCTTCGGAATTTCCGCTGGCGAATAACGGCGTGCCATGGGGCAGCGCGAGCGAAACGCTCATTCTCGGAATTGACGACGATCGCCGCATCTGCAGCATCGAAGCGGTGCCGTCGATCCCCACACAGATTGCGCCCGACCTGCTGCAGATGGCCCAGGTCACTTTGACGGCGGCGGAAATAATCGCCATGGGGACCACACCGGTTTCCGTTCTGCCCGCGCCCGGAGCTGGCCAGGTCATTATCCCGGTCGCTTTCCACCTCCAGACCAAGCCGGGTGGGACGGCGTTTACCGGCGGCGGCGTGGTTTCGTTCGAGTATCACGGGACGTCCATTGTGCCGCACGCTTCGAGTATCGCGGCCGCCGTGGTCACTTCGGCCACCGCGAGCAATAACCTGCTCCCGGTAGATGCCGCGGCCATTCAGCCGCCCACCAACACCGGTATCGATATCCTCAACGCGACCGCGCCTTTTGCCGCCGGCAACGGGACGATCGTCGTCACGATCTGGTACCGCGTCCTCACCCTGAGCTAAGCTCGGCGTGTGGCATTTTTTCTGGATGGCGGCCGGGGCGTGCCTGGGCTTTAGCGCACTAGGCTTCGCACTCGGCTACCATCTGGGGAAGCTGGAGGCGTTCACCGAAATGCGGCTGCGCCGGCGGATGCAGGCCGCGCTCGAGGCCGCTCTCGATAGACGCGCCAGGGGAATGCGCGACGGCCTGCGCCCAGGGCTCAAGAAATGAGGGATGATCCCGTGTTCTGGGTGCTGCTGATATTTTGCGCGTTGACCTTTTGGGCGTGGCGCGCGTTCCAGGAAGATCGGTGGTTTCGGTAAACCCATGGAGCACGAGCACGACCACGATTCGGGCTTAAAGTGGTAGCTTTGAGGCATGACACCCGCACCCACGTATCCTTTTCCCGAATCGCAATTGAATTTGACTGTCAACTATGCGTCGCGCGCCGCGGCCGCCGCCGCAGGCATAGCTGTCGGCCCTTATAACGCCGCGCAACCCATCAAGGGATGGGCGCTGCCAGCCGGCGGCGTATTTTCATATTTCGATCCGAACTCGCCCGCGACCGGATATGTCGGCACGATGCCTCCGCTTTCGGATGCCGATGCGGCGCAGATCAATCTGCCCGGCGCCTATACCTATCCGGCCTACACAGTCGCTCCGTGCCCGATTACATGGGCCGGCGGCTCGGGCGACGTATCCGGCTTTGTGTGCCTTAAGGCGGATGCTCAAGCGGTGATGGCGCTGATTCAGCCGCTCTATCCCAAGGTGACCTTGTCGCTCGCCGAAACCGACCAGGGGCAATTCGCGTTCGCGTATGCGGCCGGCGAACTGCGCCGGGAGTGGGCGATCGAGCCGCTCGGCAAAAATGCGCAGGAACTGATCGCCGCGATGAATGCCGCCGGTGCCGGCGCTCCCGGCAGTTTCGCGCTGGTCACGATCGAGGGTTTTCCCAACCAGCTTGTATGGCAGGCGGCGCCGCAGGTCACCATCGCGCCGGCCGGAGCCCTCACGCTGCCGGTGCCGATCCGCGCGCTGAATCCCGGCGAGTCTATCCAGCCGGTAACCGGCGTGCTGCCCGGCTCGAACGCTTTCCAGGTTGTGAATACGGCCGCGCAGTTGGCCTACGCGCAATCGCAAGAGCAGTATTGGGAGGCGCAGGTGCAAACGCTGGAAGCAGCCGCTTAGGCGCGCGGCCGTCAAAAGAGAAACCGATGAGCGGTTACCGCTATGACCGTATCGAGTATTTTCTGCCGCCTGGGCTTACGTCTTCGTCATGCCCTTAATCACCTCGGGCAGCATGCCCTTGACCTGGTCGACGATGAATTTCCGGTCGTTCGGCGACAGGCCGAACCACGGTTCGAGCTTCTGATTGCCTTGCGCCTTCAGGTGCTCTTCCTCGCGCAGAAAGCCGATGTCCAGGCTGGATCCGGTTTGCTTCACGATGCCGATCGCGCCGCGCATGCGGCCGGATAGCTCCAGGTCGCGCAGCCCGGATTTTCCCAGCGCCTTTTTGTAATCGGAGTAATTGGCGAACTTCAACGATTTGCGCGTGCGCTTCACCACAATCTTGCCGGCCTGCGGAAAGGCCGCGCTGCCTTTTTCTATATAAATGATGCCGGGCGAGGCTTTGAGCTTTTGGATGTTGGCATGCGTGAACACCTCCCGGCCGCCGAGCGTGGTCTTGTTGCGCTTCACTTTGATGCCGGACAGCATCCCCTTCGGAGTGAACGTCCCCACGCCGGACACCGGCACGTAAATCGGCCCGTGCGGCGAGTACTCCTTGGCGGCCTGGTCCTGCAGGTTCTGGCAGGCGTCCAGGCGCCGCTGCATGGTCTCGATGGCAAAGCCGCCGATCGCCGTCACCTGGTCGGGCGTGAAAATGGGCGCCTTGAATCGCGTCAAGCCATCGACATAGAGGAAAAAACTGCTGCCCTGCATGGTAGGATGTCCGGTGTGAAAATGACCCTTTTGGCGGATCCGATCCTGGCGCGCCAGGCCGTTGACGGCGGATTAGAGATCGCCTTGATTGTGCAAATATTCAACGTGGCGATTGCGCGCGGCCGGGAAGGCGACGAGTCCTGGTTGGAGCAGTGGTGATTCCAGAGCTTGGGCGCGGCGGTCGCCGCGTGGGCCGAATGGGAGGACAAAGAGCGTGGCGAGCCGCGCGGGTGGATCCGGCACACACCGAGCTGGCGGCGCCGCGTGCCGATCTGGGGCGAGGGTGAATTAGTGGGGCACATGGAATACCGCCACCACTACGAATCCAGGGGCCGATAATAACCTCTTATCGGTAGTCAACCCGCGAGGGCCAGCGGCAACTAGCGGTAGTAAGGATTCCTGGCCACGTTCGATAGCGCCGCCCCGGTCCATACTCCGCCAAGGACCAGATTCAGGATTCCCACAGCC